CCTTATATTTATCTGTTAGATACGAATATCAACCAATCACTGGTGCTTTGAGAGCCACAGGAGTGGATTCAACGGAGGCAAGATCCAAGGGGAAGTTGTGAGCATTTCGCTCATGCATTACCTCAAAACCGAGGTTAGCACGGTTGAGAATGTCTGCCCAAGTATTGACAACACGCCCATCCGACGAAATGAGACTCTGGTTAAAGTTAAACCCGTTGAGGTTGAATGCCATTGTGGAGACACCCAATGCCGCGAACCAAATTCCCACGACAGGCCATGCTGCGAGGAAGAAGTGTAGCGAGCGAGAATTGTTGAATGAGGCATATTGGAAAATCAGACGACCAAAGTAACCGTGAGCAGCAACAATATTATAAGTCTCCTCCTCTTGCCCAAATTTGTAGCCATAGTTTTGACTTACTTCTTCAGTGGTTTCACGCACAAGACTCGAAGTGACAAGTGAACCGTGCATAGCGGAGAACAAAGCTCCACCAAACACTCCCGCCACACCCAGCATGTGGAACGGGTGCATGAGGATATTGTGCTCGGCTTGGAAGACAAGCATAAAGTTGAACGTCCCCGAGATACCCAAAGGCATACCGTCAGAGAACGACCCTTGCCCAAACGGGTAGACAAGGAACACAGCGGTGGCCGCTGCAACAGGGGCAGAGTATGCAACAAAGATCCAGGGCCTCATTCCCAATCGATAGCTGAGTTCCCATTCCCGACCCATGTAGCAGAAGACGCCAATGAGGAAGTGAAACACGACGAGCTGGTAAGGGCCTCCGTTATAAAGCCATTCGTCCAACGAACCGGCTTCCCACACTGGGTACAAATGTAGCCCAATTGCGTTCGAGCTGGGTACGACGGCACCGGAGATAATGTTGTTCCCATAAAGGAGGGAGCCTGCAACTGGTTCACGGATTCCATCAATGTCAACGGGTGGGGCGGCAATAAATGCAACAATAAAACAAGTAGTGGCAGCAAGGAGGCACGGAATCATCAATGCTCCAAACCAACCGATATAAAGACGGTTATTTGTTGAAGTAATCCATTGACAAAACTGTTCCCACACGTTAATGCGTTGGGGTGTAGAAATAGCAATAGTCATTTTCTTAAATCATTTTTTCTTAGCAGTTTTAGAGTCAGCTCGCTGGCTCGCTGCAGCACGTTTGAAGTTAGCTGCGGTGGGAGCACCAGGGCTCCCGGGTTTCCGCATCTTCTCACCACTGCCTTTCTTGATACGCATCCGTTTCGCGTGGATGTTTGCGTAAAGACCTTGTTTAGCCATTATTTTTTGTAGCCGCCTTTGCCGCTACCTTTCTTTTTACCACATGCCATTACCAAATACCGGGGATAAGTTGACCAGTTACTGCATACGCACCAAGCGCAGCAATCACACCTAGCATTGCCAGGCGTCCGTTGAGAAGTTCAGCTGTGTTATTCATTTTAGAAATTGATGTTAGAACGTTCGAGTTTCTGCATCACATCTTGGCGATATGCAGGATCATTGTCATAGCGAGGATCACTCATAGCTTGCACAAGTTCAGCCTGACTACGGAATGCACCAGTGTTAGGAGAGGGTGCTTTACCTTGGACAAGGTTACCTTCAACACCGTTAGCATCTTGGTAACGATAAGCAAGAGCCTGCACTGCAAAGAATGCAGCAGCAGGGTCACCCTTATCCATGATGGAGTCATACATTTCAATCTCCTTAGCTGACAGGTTTTGTCCTGCCCAACCAAGCATCTGTTTGTATTGCTCCTCACCACCAGCAAGACCTTGCAATTCCTTAACGTCCTCTTGGGTCATTACAGCTGACTGTGACTCATTCTCTACCTGTGAGCGATACTCAAGGTACATCTTTGCAAGATCCTCTGAATTAGTTTCAGAGAGTTTCTTGATTGTCTCTTCACTAACATTTTCTCCTTGGGCTTCTTCCCAAAGGCGATCAAGGAGAGAAGTGGAATCCTCTACCTCTTCTTCTCCTCCATCCTCTTCAGACTCTTCAGTGTTATTAGAGGACTCACCAAGCTTCTTTTGGAGTTCAATATAAGCTGCCTCAAGTTCTTCGGCACTCTTATATTTACCAGCAAGCATAGTCTCTTGCTGTCGTGAAAGCTCCTCACCTACTCGCAGAGAGTCTTGCTCTTCTGCATTCAGTTCTCCCGGCTCAGCTTGCTCCGGGATCATAGACATAACTTCAGACATTATTGATTAGGTGGTTGTTGTTGTAGTTGTGGATTCAATTCAGGGTTCTTAGATGGGTCATTGATTGGTGCCTTCATAGCATCAACTTCCATCTTCTGTTGTTCCATTGCCATCTGTTGAGCCATCATCTCCTGACGCTCAGCCTGTACCTCTTGCATAGAACGTACAAGGTTAAGAACATCAATACCTTGAGCAGCAGCAAGACGCTTGATTACTTCATCGGTGTTGATGAATTGTGCAATGGCTTCGGGTCCAATTGTCTGAGCGATGATAGTAAGGAACTGACCAAGGCTTTCTCGATCCTGCCCCCTTCCAAGTGCATTGATACCAGCAACAATAGTTGGCTTGACAATGTTCTTTGGAATGCGTGGAATCTCACCACTCTTCTGTGCTTCGCTCAACTTACGATTGAGATACGGAACAAGGAAATCAACAGTCAATAATGAGAACAATCCACCGAGCTGTTGCTCCAGTTCCATCTGTGTCATACGTACTTCCTCTGCAGTAGTACGTTCACTGTTCCTTACGTTAAGGATAAGGAAAGCTTCACTCAACCTCCGCTCCAACGTAGAAGTCATTTCGTAGGCAGTTCTGAAGTCAGCTGTCTTACCAACCTGCACAACACCTACATCATCAGGTCTACCTTGGATGATTGCACCGTTACCTGCACCGGCCAGTGTGGACGGTTTAGTGGTACTAGAGGGGCTCACAAGGAAGACAACCTTAGCGGCTGCTGCAGAGCCTTCTACGAGGGCCTGAGTGAGGGATTCAAGGGACTGTAGGTCACCAATGAATTGACCAACCCTACCACGTCCATAGCTCTCACCATCAACAGTATTGAACCTCATGGGGATCCAAGGGTTCACATCAATAGGTGCCTTACCGTTAGAACCTTTGATGACTTGATCGTATACTTCTTGATGCCATACAAAACGATTGTTATCTCGCCTTACATGGGTGTAAACATCACAGTCTCCATCCTTGTCATCCTCATCGGACGTTACAAGCTTACTATTAAAGTAATCCTTAGGGAGACGATCTTCAATTAGTTTTTTAGAAATGCGTTCTTTTGTGACTATTTCAATCACATTGCCGTTGCCATCACGATCGACGACGTAGCGATTCAAAGGATAAAGCTTAAGCTTCTTCTTACCCATAAAGACCAACGCATTACCACCCACTACAAGATGAAGAAGTGCTTGGTGTACAATCACTCGATCATCTGAAGCTGCAATGGATTCAAGGATAATGCGTTCAATCTTTGCAAAGGATAGGTCGAGTTCAGACTTAATTTCTGGTCCGAACTCCTCACCCAATTGACTCTCATCCAGTTGTAATTTAAAGAAACTGGTTTGAACGGGGAGTAGAGCTAACATCAATTTAGATGCTAGAGTAACAACCCCCTTCGCTCCAACACTTTGAAACGGTGTGATGAGACTCTTCATCCCCATGTAGTACTCTTCAGGACCACGGATAAGATAGGGAAGTGTAAGCTTTGATGCCTGTTCAGCTTCGTCTAAGAACTGAGCACGATCTTTAGATAAATAGTCGTATCTAGTTTTAGCTGACATTAGTTAATTACATAAACGATCCAGAAGCAGCACGGGATGCAGCATCTGTAGAAATGGTCAGACCACTTGTCGGGACGTTCAAAGATCCTATACGCATACCCTGACGTCCAAAATAACCAGTAGTACCACGACGAGTTAGACCTCGCTGAGCAGCACCAGACTCAGCCATCTTCACTTCAGCAGGAGCACGGTCACGTTGAGCCAAACCAATCATCATCTGTCGTTGTGACTCTTCAGCTTGCTGTTGTGCTGCAGCAAGTTGAGCTTGGGATTGCTGTTGATATGTTTGAAACTGTTGCTGTGCTTGAGTTTGATAATCAGCAAGTTGTTTTTGATAGGACTGGGTTTGCTGTCCCATCTGTGCTTGGAAGCTAGCGATAGAATCAGTAAGAGCTTTCTGTAATGCTGCTACCTGATTAGCACTTTGATTGGTACTGACTTGAGGAGTCGTTGGTGCTTGCACCCTCAGTGTTGCCTGAGGAGCAGCAGCAGCAGCAGATGCGGGAGCTGGGGCTGGGGCAGGAGCAGGGGTAGGTGTCGGCTTGGGGTCCGGTATCCAGGTATAATAATCAACAAATCTACCTCTCATGCCTTGTTTGGCTGAAGGTCTCATGACATTAGTCGTTCCAGTTTTAACGTACCTTCCAGGTCCATCCCCTTTCTTACCGTAAACGGGGGCGTTGCGTGCAGCAAGACCTCTAGAACTCGTTTATCCAATGC